GTATTTCAGGAAGTAATTTAGTTGTCTTTGCAAGTGGAAGTTCTGCAGGATGGACATTTAAAGGTATTATAAAATCAATTTAATATAAGTTATGAGTTTTAATTATTCACCGAAAATAGTAAATGACAGCAGTTTATTATTATATTTAGATGCTGCAAATAATAGATCATATCCTAGATCAGGTACTACTTGGAATGATATTTCAAAAGGAGCAAATGTTGGAACATTAACAAATGGCCCAACCTATAGTAGTATTAATAATGGTGGATTAATATTTGATGGGACTGATGATTATGTTAACTTCGGAAACATACTAACAACTCAAACTACAACACAAACTTTAAGTTTTGTTATAACAGTATCACAACCTCAATTACTTTCCTCTGGATTTTATATAGGAACAGTATTTGGAAGATTTGGTACAAATGATTTTTTTAGAGATTATGCTATTGGAATATTTAATACAGGTAATGTTGCTAACCCAGCAACTTATGATATTTACTTTCAAACATTAAATCAAGCAGGCTCACTAGCTACAACATTTACTCTTGGTACATATGCTTTTTCATCAACTCCAAGATCATTTACATTTAGTGAAAATGCAGGTGTATGTAGTGGATATACAAATGGAACATATGTGAATCAAGCATCAATAACTCATTATCCACCTCCTGCCAGTGTAGAAGTAGATATGGGATTTACAAATAACTCAACAAAATATCTATATTTTAGAGGTATAGTTAATCAATTAAGTTATTATAATCGAGCATTATCAGCTTTAGAGGTATTACAAAACTATAACGCAACTAAAACAAGATACGGACTATAAATTATGGCAGGAAATGTAGCACCAAACACAGTAACAGATGGATTAGTATTATATTTAGATGCTGCAAATACTAAATCGTATATTAGTGGAAGTAGCAATTGGAATGATTTAAGTGGGAATGGATTTAATGGTACTTTAACAAATGGTCCAACATTTAGTACTTCAGTAGGTGGAACAATCGTATTGGATGGTGTTGATGATTATACATCAATAGATAATACAGTATTATCAACTCTTACAGATGACAATTCTTTAACTGTTGGTATTCTTGTAAATATAAATGAACCCACATTATCAACCAGAGGAGGGTTGATTTGTAATCAAAAATACTCATCAGAAACAGATGCTGGTGGATTTGGGTTTGTCATTGAGAGTGGAGGTATTATTGCAGTAAATTTAACAAAAGAAATTGGTGGAGTTAAAACTGCTTATGAGGTATTATCAAGTTTTTATATGAATAGACAGCAATATGCCTTTTATACTTTCACGTATAATTCAAGCACTAAAACAGTTATCACTTATAAAAACGCCATACAACAAGCATCATCAACTAATGCGAGTTATGGATGGACAAAAAACACTACTAACAGACCAACTAGAATAGGTATAAATACTCAAGGTGGGTGGGGAGCCTATTATAAAATGAATATCATAAATGCCTCAATATACAACCGCGCACTATCACAAGCAGAAATATTACAAAACTATAATGCAACTAAAGGAAGATATAACTTATAAAATAACATGGAACAATTACAAGACTATGAAACAAGAAACTTTATGATATTTAATATATCAGAGCTATCTAATATTGATTTTACTCAAGTATTAGAAACATCAATTGATACTGTAAGAAAATCAGTGGATGAAACTAAAACATTTGTAAAATGGGATGGTGCAATACCAACATGTGTTGAAGCATTATTAACAAAAGAAGGACCATATACCTATGAAGAAATATTAGTTATATTAGCTACAGAAGAATGGTCAGCTCCAATGCCTGAAATGATATGAGTACTTTAACAGGAGGACAAGGTAATATAATAACTAATGGATTAATATTAAGATTAGATGCTGCAAATCCTAGATCATACCAATCAGGAAGTTTAATATGGAATGATTTAAGTGGTTTTGGAAATAGCGGATCATTAGTTAATGGACCTGCATTTAATACTTCAGCAAGTGGTGTTATTAGATTTGATGGTGTAGATGATTATGTATCTGATTCTTCTATTGTATTAAATAGCTATACCAATTTTACAGTTAATATATGGGTTAAGTTTGATGTGGCATCTAGATATGAAGTAATATGGTCTGCCTATAACGGATACTTTAGCGTCATAAAATTTCCAAATACTATATACTTTGTCGTCTCGGGGACTACTGGGGCTGCCGCATCTACTACTACAACTATTTTAAATAATGTATGGTATAATATAGTAGCTGTTAGAAGTAATGGAGTTAGTTATTTATATTTAAATGGGATTTTAGAAGGTACTTTTACTGGAACAGTTAATACAGGTGGAGCCACCAGCGAATATAGATTAGGAAACTATGCTACTTCTTATTATTTATCTGGTAATATTGCTTCTAATATAATATACAACCGCTCACTGACACAATCAGAAGTACAACAAAACTATAACGCGACCCGAGCTAGATTCGGAGTATAATAATAACAAATAAAAACAATATGAAATACTTAATTCAAATGGAATTCCTACCCGGCAATGATCAAATCTGGGTATCACAATTAGAACCAACAGATCCTATTTACGAATATGATAACGAGCAAGAAGCATTAGACAAAGCAGCAGAGCTACAAGCTAATGATCCTACAGGAAGAAAATATCGTGTTATTGAACAATAATCGATATTTATTAATATAACCATTAGTGGAAAGCGAAACTAATAAATTATGGCAAACGAATTCATAGCAAGAAACGGGATTATAGCCCGAAACAATACTACTATCACGGGTAGTTTAACTGTAACAGCAGGAATAACAGGTTCATTCTCAGGAACAGCATCATTTGCAACTAGCGCATCATTTGCTCTATCAGCCTCTTATGCTCCCAGTACCGGTGGAGGAGCAGCATTTCCCTTTTCAGGAAGCGCAATAATAACAGGGTCATTATCTCAAGGTGCCGGAAATACAGCATTTGGTATTTTTTCTCACGCCCAAGGAACAGGATCAATAGCATCTGGATCTTATTCTCATGCCGAAGGCGCACTTACAACAGCAATTGGTAATTATTCTCATACTGAAGGATATTTAACGACAGCAGTAGGAATTTTTGCTCATGCTGAAGGAAATAATGCAAAAGCAATAGGTAATTTTTCTCATGCTGAAGGACAAGATACATTATCAGTAGGAGGTCAATCTCATGCTGAAGGAAGAGCCACCACTTCGTCTGGTTCTTATACTCATGCTGAGGGAAGAAGCACAGTAGCGATAGGTACTTATTCTCATGCTGAAGGATATTTCGCAACAGCATCTGCTAATTATTCTCATGCTGAAGGATATAATACAACAACTACCGGTCAATATTCACATACTGAAGGAAATGATACATCAGCTGTTGGTATATCATCTCATGCTGAAGGATCATTTACAAAAGCCATTGGCCAAGGATCTCATACAGAAGGATACCAAACAACAGCAACATGGGAGTATGCTCATACTGAAGGAAATTTAACAACAGCTGCCGGTCAATACTCTCACGCAGAAGGAGTTAGTACAAGCGCCTTTGCTGACGGATCTCATACAGAAGGATATCAAACAACAGCCGGGTCAATGGGATTTTATGCTCATGCTGAGGGATATAATACAACAACCACTGGATATTATTGCCACGCGGAAGGACAATATACAACAGCTATTGGATATGGAGCTCATTCTGAAGGTTATGGAACAACAGCTATTAGTTCATTATTATCATCCCCAGGACTTCCTCAACATGTTGAAGGAAGATATAATACAGCAGATAATCAAGCTTTATATATAGTCGGTAACGGAGATAATTCATATACTCAAAGAAATGCTTTTCAAGTAAATGCTTATGGTATGTCTAATGTTTATTCAACAATATTAATACCAAACATAGTAGCAAATGCAAATTATCCTGATGATAGTCAAGCTAATTCTGGTGGTATTCCATTAGGAGGAGTATATCATGATAACGGAAATCTTAGAATAAGAATAACATAATAAACAATATGAAAATAGAATTAACAACACCCGCTGAAGTAATAGCTCAGCCACAAATTTTAAAAACTATATCTAGTATTACAATACACAGTATTACAGATACGTCTTCTTTTGAAAAGAAAGTAATAGCTCACACTTCTGAATTTGGCTCAGTAGTATTATGGGAAGGCGATGCTTATGATACAATTGGTCAATGGACTGATTCTGATGTAACTGCTAGAATAAAAGAGCTTTATAATTTATCATAAAAACTAAAAATAAATAGAGGTTTAGGTTTGGAAATAACCTAAATCTTTATTATATTAATGTTATGAAGTTTAAAATAAGTTATAAAACAACATCTCCTTTACAAGAAGGAGCTCCAATAATATATTGTTATCCTGAATTAAATGATTCTGATTATACAGCATATTTAAAAGATTTAACTACGAGCAATATAATCATAGTTCCTATAACTCCAGAAACTAAACAAATATCATCTAAACGTCAATGGTTTACTAAATGGGAAGTAATTATAAAAGATATTAATGATAAGATAGTATTTTATGATATGTTTAATCCATCTAATAAAGTAATATTTATAAAGTCTGATGCTAAAGCTTTAGGTGATAATTTAGCATGGATGCCTTATATAGAAGAGTTTAGAGTCAAAAATAATTGCATAGTGGTATGTTCGACGTTCTTTAATGAATTATTTATTAATTCTTACCCAGATATATTGTTTGTTGAACCAAATATTCAAATACAGAATGTGTATGCTCAATATTATATTGGAACTCATAATATTATGAATTATTGTTATCAAACATCTTTATATTTAAATAATCCACTTCAAAAAACAGCATGTGATATTTTAGGACTAGAATGGAAAGAAATAAAACCAAATGTTGGAGTACCATTAAATATCACTAAAAAGAAACAAGTAACATTAAGTGAATATGCTTCATTAAAAGTTAAAGAATGGAATATTCCCGGAGGTTGGCAACAAATAGTAGATTTATTTGTTAAATACGGATATGAGGTAATAGTAATAAGTAAAGAATATTCATATCTTAAAAATATAACAAACAAATCTGGAGATAGACCACTACAAGAAAGAATATATGATATAGCTAATTCAGAATATCATATTGGATTATCAAGTGGATTAAGTTGGTTAGCATGGGCAGCAAATACTCATACATTTTTAATATCAGACTTTACTCCACCATATCATGAATTTCAATCTAACAGTACTAGAATATATAATAAAGAAGATATAAGATTAGCTATATCTTATGAAGAAGTATTAAATCCAATATCTATACAAGATGTACTTCAAACAATCGAATCTAATTTAATAAAAAACAAATAACATGGAAGAAGCAATAACTTTAACAGAACAAGAATTAAATGATTTAAAAAAAATTCAAGAACAAGGAAACCAACTTATGATGAAGTTTGGTGAAATTGAAATGTCAATTCAAATTTTAGAATTACAAAAAGATCGTTTAGTAGAATCATTACAAGAACTTAAGGAAAAAGAAACAACATATGGTCAAATGCTTCAAGATAAGTATGGTAATGGAAACATTAATACTGAAACAGGAGAATTTACTAAGATAAATTAATTTTTGAGAAGAGGTTAGATATTTATTGACAACAAACAATAATTTAAACTAATCAAACATGGCAGAAGTATTATTATCACCTGGTGTATTACAGAGAGAACAAGACTCATCTCAATACACTCAAGGCCCCGTAACAGTAGGAGCAGCAATAATCGGACCAACAGTAAAAGGACCTGTTGAAATTCCAACAATTGTTACATCTTATAGTGATTACACAAATAAATTCGGATCAACATTTGTAAGTGGTGGAAATGTATACACATACTTTACATCAATTGCCGCTTACAATTATTTTAATAATGGTGGTGACACTTTATTAATAGCAAGAGTAGTAAGTGCATCAACTACTTGGGCATCAGCTACAAGTACAGCTATTTCAGCAAGTACAAGTGCTACAGCATTTACTTTAGAAACTATTTCTGAAGGAACTATTATGAATAGTTCAAGTTCATTAGATGCAAGTGGTTCATTAGCTAGTGGATCAGCAGATAATATTAGATTTGAAATCATTTCTCCTAATACAGGATCAGGAACATTTGGATTGTTAATTAGACAAGGAAATGATAATAATAATAATAAAATTATATTAGAGTCTTATACTAATTTATCATTAGATCCTAAGTCTCCTAATTATATTTCTAGTGTGATTGGTGATTATACTTATAATTATAACTCAGTAAATGTTCAAATTGAATTATCAGGTTCTTATCCTAATGCTTCAAGATACGTTAGAGTAAAATCAGTAGCTTTAAATACTCCAGATTATTTAGATAATACAGGAACTCCAAAAACTCAATTTACTGGTTCAATACCTGTAGCAGCAAGCGGTTCATTCACAGGTGCTACTGATACAATGAAAGGTGGAGCAGCATTTTATGATGATATTACAACAGCTGGTAATACACAAGGTTTAGATGGTGGTAGTTATACAAACATGGTTAATTTATTATCAAATAGTGATGATTATAAATTTAATATTTTATTAACACCGGGTTTATTTAATTCGTTGCATACTGGTACAGTATCAACGATTATATCAAATACTCAGGGTAGAGGCGATAACTTGTATGTACTTGATTTAGTACCTTATAGTTCAACAACTACAGCAGTAGTAGGTCAAGCATCAGCTGTAAATAATTCATATGCCGCTTCATATTGGCCATGGTGTCAAATTCAAGATCCAGCAACAGGTAAAAATGTTTGGGTTCCAGCTTCAACAGTAATAGCAGGAGTTTATGCTTATAATGATAAAGTTGCTGAGCCTTGGTTCGCACCTGCAGGTATTAATAGAGGTGGATTAGGTAATGTAATTCGTGTAGAACAAAAATTATCTCAAACAACTCGTGATACATTATATTTAGGAAAAGTAAATCCAATTGCAACATTCCCTGGAACTGGAGTAGTAGTATACGGTAATAAAACATTACAAACTCAAGCATCTGCTTTAGATAGAGTAAATGTTCGTAGATTATTAATTTCATTAAAGAGCTATATTGGTCAAGTAGCAAATACAATAGTATTTGAACAAAATACAGTAGCTACAAGAAATCAATTCTTAGGACAAGTAAATCCATATCTTGAATCAGTACAACAAAGACAAGGTGTTTACGCGTTTAAAGTAGTAATGAATGATTCAAATAATACTCCAGATGTAATTGACAGAAATCAATTAGTAGGTGCAATTTATATTCAACCAACTAAAACAGCTGAATTCATTTATTTGAACTTTAATATTACTCCAACTGGAACTACATTCCCAGCGTAATTTTTAAAATAGCTAATATTTATAATAGAATAAAAATAAAATACAGAAAATGGCAATATTAAATCCAAACGAAATATTTTTCACAGCATTCGAACCTAAACAACAGAATAGGTTCGTAATGTATGTTGATGGTGTTCCTTCATATATGATTAAGGCAGTTACCGCTGTTACTTTAACTCAAGACTCAATCGCTTTAAACCACATTAACGTTCAACGTTTTGTAAAAGGTAAAAGTAAATGGGGTACTATTACAATGACATTATTTGACCCAATCACTCCTTCAGGAGCTCAATCAGTAATGGAATGGGTACGTTTACATCATGAATCAGTAACAGGCCGTGATGGTTATTCAGATTTTTATAAAAAAGACTTAACCATTAATATATTAGGTCCAGTAGGTGATATTGTAAGTGAATGGATCCTTAAAGGAG